AAATATCCCCACTACCCCACGCAATAGTTCCATCAGTGCTCATTGAAACAGCCTCGCCAGACAACGCTAGCGAGGCTGTTAAGGCCCTAGGAGGCGAGCTGCGGATTACTTACCAGCTTCCCAGGTAAGAAGCGCCCTGAGGCGCCTCCATTTAGCTAGCTCCTTTTCGTGATAGTCTTCCCAGCCAGCGATGGCGTCGCTTAGCGCTTTGATGACAACAGAAGGGTTGTCATCAGCGAGAAGCTCCTGAAGAGCGTCAGAGATGCTGTCAGTTTGTTGCTGATACCATTGGTCTTCGAAAGAATCCACAATAATGCAGCAAAGCCAAAGCTTAGCAGTTCTTATCCGGTTTAGTTAGCAGCCTAGCCGTGAAATAAAATTGGTGACACATCTTTTCCAATGGACGACAAGTGCTATGGGTGAGGTGGCCACTCCACATCCCAAGGAAAACCAGATTGAGCGGTTAGATCACGCAGCTTTTGCCTGTAAATAGACCATGCTGCCGTATCAATCGGAGCGTCAGCAAGTTGCGTCCAATCACAATCAGCAAGAAGGCGATTGCGTTCACCACGGACGTTGGCGCTGGCTTGCGTTTCCGGTAATTTTTGCAGGTGCCACACCTGCGTCCATGCGCCAGCAACAAGCCTGACATCCTGTTTTATATAGTGCGTCTTACTGTCGAAATTAGGAACGGGTGATGGAGTGACAGGATAAACATCAAAAGCGGACAGATTTTGATTGGAAATTTCAACAGGAAAAGACGTGCCAGGGTTGTCCCTTCGCAAGTCTGTCAGCGTGTAGGGAAAGCTGACAGGGTGGTTGTTGATAACTTTGACGTACATTATTGTTACCTGGGGCTGAGCGTAAAGCCGTAAATGACATCAGCGGCTTGATCTGACACCCACAGCTTAGTGCCATCACTCTTAAAAAATATACCTCGTGGACTGTCCGCAAAGAATTTATAATTCCATCCACCATGAACTACGGCTGCAGTAGAAACGTCCCACGCAGTAGATAGAGCAAACTCATAAAGCGTGGTGCTCGCTCGGTTTGTGACGTACATTTTTGCTCCGTCCGTCTTAAAAAACAATCCAGCAACAAAACTTAGTCGCGCTGCATCCACAAAAGACTGGTTAAAAGTTGCGGTGGATACATCCCAGCCAGTCGAGAGATCATATTCATGAACTGCATCAGAAACTTCTCCTGCGACGTACATTTTTGCGCCGTCAGGCTTGAAATAAATGCTTCGCGTATTTGATGATTCTTGAGATGCTACTGAAAATGCGGTTACATAAGAAGCGGTAGAAATGTCCCAAGCGGTTGAAAGCGTGTATTCATTAACGCTGCTACTTAATGGCCCCGCTACATACATTTTTGTGCCGTCACTTTTAAAAAATAGTCCGTGTGGTGAGCCTTCTTGAGCACTTACGGAAAAATTTTGGACAAAACTTGCGCTGCTTATCTCCCATGCGGTAGACAATGTGTACTCATTTATTTCATCGCCTGAGTATCCCGTGATGTACAACTTTGTGCCGTCTGGTTTGAGGTAAAAAGCTGTAGGGCTGGCTTCTTCACTGGACACGTCTAAGCGATCACTTGAAGGCCAAGTAAAACTAGCCGTGGATACGTCCCAAGCCGTCGAAAGTGAATACTGCCAAATTGCTAGACGCTGCTGTCCTAGCATAAAAAGCTCAGTGCCATCAGACTTAAAAAAGATCCCGTGCGGAGAGACATCTTGGCTAGCTAAACTAAAATTAGTACTATAAGTGGCGGTTGAGACATCCCAAGCTGTTGACAGCGTATATTCAAAAATGGCATCGAACAAAAATCCCGTGATATACATTTTTGTTCCATCACTTTTAAAGCATAACCCTTTGGGGCTGGTTTCTTGACTGGTAACAGTAAACCCTTGAGTGTAGCTTGCAGTGCTAATGTCCCAAGCGGTTGAAAGAGTGTATTGCAGGACTACGTTATTTACATCACCTATAACATACATTTCAGTCCCGTCGCTTTTAAACGACAGCGATTCTGGCGTTGTATCCTGTGCCGCCACTGAAAAATTTTGCACATAGCTTGCAGTTGAAATATCCCAAGGTGTTGAAAGCGTATATTCATTAACATCGTCGCCTGTTGCTCCAACAATATACATTTTTGTGCCGTCATCCTTGAAGAAAATTCCGTGCGGCTGGCCTTCTTGGGCGCTTACGGAAAAATTTTGGACATACGATGCTGTGGATACATCCCAAGCGGTTGAAAGAGTATATTCATTTACTTCATCGCCGCCACTTCCAATAATGTACAATCTTGTGCCGTCAGGCTTAAAAAATAAATCTTCGGGGGTACTTTCTTGATTTCTAATATAAAGCCAGTTTATCGGTGTGCCAGTGAACAGCGACGTTGGATCGGCGTCAGTATCCCATGCTGTGTCCACCTCTGCAGCACCAGCAGCAGCCCTAAGAAAATGGTTTCTCATGCCACGTCACCGACATGTGCCCCGTACAGCGTCGTGCTGATCTTCCATAGCTCGATCACGCTGTAACCACTGGTTGCCAATGTCGGGGCACTACCCCCAACCCACGTCATCGTGGGCCACGTCAAAGCATAGGCCGTTCCATCAGCAACCATCAGCAGCATCGACTCACCCGCCGCAAAATTGCTGGCAGTCGCAGTGCGGTTAGCACCTAACGTCCACAACTGGATTGGACCATTGGCAGGATCTAAATCAACACTTGCGCCGTCAGTGATGGTGAAAATTGATTCGCTCAAGGCGGTTAGCGTAAATTCCGAGATGGAATTTACCGCGTGATTCATATTGATCGCCATGATCAGCAGTCCTCCGCTTCTGCATACTCGGGCTGGGTCTTCAGCCAGGCGTAGCCAATAGCCAACGGATCAGCACCGGGCTGCAGTTCGCTAGTCGGTGCGAACATCGTGCGGTCGAAGACGGGCTGGGCATTGGTATTGCGAGCATCAGCATTGGCATAATGCGACACCTGCAACAATGTTTGCTCTTTGTCGCAGCGCATCAGCGTGATACGGGCGTAGGTGTCGGCAAGAGGGATGCCGATAAAAGTTTCAGTGAGAGAAGTGGATAGTGCCATTAGTAGGTGACCTCCGTAGTTTCAATTTTGGCCACCCAACGAATTGTAGTGGAAGCAGCTCCAGTGACTTCTACTTTTAAACCGCCGTTCGTGGTGTCAGCGGTGAAGGTGACATCCCAGTCAGCCGCGCCTGCATCATTGGCGAGCACGTCTTTTACGACAGTACCAACGATAGCAGTAGAAGCTGCATTAGCGCCGCGCTTAATAGCACCCTTGAACTCCCAAGCAGCAGTATCGCCGCCGCCAGTTACTGTTGCGATGACGGTGCCCTTAAAAGCGTAGGCGCTGTTGTTGGGAAGAATGACTTGGTTGGTAGTGCCTGCGGCGCTGCTCGTGCTAGCGAGGACTGTTGCGGTGGCATCGGTTGTTTGCCTGCCGAGAAGAAGTAAGGCAGATTGAGCTTTGCCGTATCCGCTGCCGTATTGAGTGATGGCATCATCAATGGCGGGAAATACGTGGTAGGCTCTGATATTTCTAGTTGTGCCGTAGCGTCCACCAGCAATAAAGCTGTTATTGCCGTTGGCTAGATTTGAATCGCCACCGCAAACCACAGATTCCGTTCCGCTTGCGCTATTACTAACGCCTCCTATTACGGATGCCCTCAAGCCAGCAGCAACATTAGATTGCCCACCCCCCACAAACGAATACTGTCCAGTGGCGTCGTTCGCGCTACCGCCAACTACTGCAGCGTATGAGTTGCTCTTAGCTTCGTTGGCTTCACCACCACCGACAAAAGAGTAGGAGCTAGAAGCGCTGTTTCCATACCCACCCACCACGGCAGATCGACTTCCGCTAGCCACTCCAAAAAGACCACCACCGACAAAAGCTCCTTGGCCGCTGGCGCTGTTGATATATCCTCCAGCAACAACAGCATAAGTAAAGGATGCTGTATTTTGTGTTCCACCGCCGATAAATGTATAACCCCCAGAAGCAACATGGGACCCAGAAGAACGCGACTTTTGCAGATCAGTCGCATACTGCCCTCTTTTATTGCCACCTGTCGCTGTACCATCCGGCACCTGCGCCAATGTTGCCCCAGCGCCCTTAGCAATCAACGCAACATCAGCATCAGTTGTCGCTGCCGCAGCGGTCAAGCTATCAACGCTGACCGTATCGTTTGGGCTTGCAGTTGATTCAGCCTCGGTAAAATACGTTAGCCCACCGCCACCACCGCTGCCGACCTCGACCATATTGCCGGCGCCATCTTTGATATACAGCTTGCCCGCTGTTTTGTCCCAAGCGGGCTCTGCCGTTTCAAAATCTCCCGCGCTCGGCGTGGTAGTGCCGTTACGGATGAGGATCTTTGTCTTTCTAGTCATTAAAAAGTGCCGCCGTCTACGTCGAAGCCAGAAGTGGCTCCGTCTTCAAGAAATGTTACGAGATCAGTTAGCGCTACTTGCACCATGGTGCCATTATCGTTAATAACCATGCGGTCAGCAGTGGCAAGAGTTGTAGCAGTTGCAGAAGTGCCGCCATCAATTACTGCCACTTCCGTGCTAGTTAGCGCAGCCAATGCAGTGGCCGCCCCTGTTTGCATACCAGCAAGAGTGGCTAGGTCGTCGTCGAGGTCCAGCTCAGTGCTGGTGATTTGCAAACCTCGGCCACTGCGAATGTCAAGACTGAACTCAGTGCTGGTCAGATCAAGACCGTCGCCGGCAGTATAAGTGGTGCTGGTATCAGTAGCAGCAATGGTGATACTGCCGTCGCCGTTGGTGATCGTGACATTGCTGCCAGCGGTCAGCGTTGCTTTAGCCAGTGTGCCATCTGTTTTGCCGATCAACAGTTGACCATCGGTGTAGGTGGTCTGACCGGTGCCACCGTTGGCGACGGCGATGGTGGTACCGTTCCAGGTGCCACTGGTGATAGTGCCAACGCTGGTCAGCGAACTGGAAACCACAGCGCTGCCAAGGCTGGTGGCGTCGAGCACCTTCGTGCCAGCAATCTTGAACTCCTTAGTGCTGGCGAGATCGATGTGTTCGCTAGAGGTCCACGAGCCGGTGGCATTGACCCAGTTAAAAGTCTTGTCCGACGCGCCCTTAAGAGTCAAGCCGCCGCCATCTGCTGTGGTGTCGTCGGGGCTGGCGACGCTGCCCAGTTCGATGTTTTTGTCATCGACCGTAATGGTCGTGCTATTGACGGTTGTAGTGGTGCCATTGACGGTTAAATTACCGCCAACAGTGACATTGCCAGTGGTGGCAAACGTAGCAATGGTCGCACTGCTAAAGTCAAGTGTGCCAGTAAAGGTTTTAGTGCCGCTGATTGTTTGAGCGCTAGTCAGACTTACAAACGCGCCATCGCCGCCAATAGCAACAACACTTGTTGCAGTACCGCCAGCCCCGCCAGAGCCGTAGCCATAGTACAAAATACCATTGCCGGCATCACTCTCGTTATAGGCGAGTTCCGCATTCTCAAGACTTGCAGGAGCACCCGCTACACCACCGCCGGCGCGACGCTTAATGCGAATAGTATTGGCCATTAAAAATTACCCCCGTCGGTTAAAGTTGAGATGGTCCAGTTTGCGTCGACTTTGAATTGTTGTGACGGAGCATCGTAATAAACTACGCTCTTGTCTACCTTAGCTACTTCGTCGATACTTATACCTGCTGGCCCTTGCGGACCTTCGGCTATAATTGTTGCGACAGCAACCGTTGTATTTTCCGCGGTGAGCGTATTAATTACTGGTGATTGAACAATAACTTGAGCCATTGATCATCTCCCAGTCAAGCCAACGTCAATAAAAGCATTCCCCTGTAAAAGGTAAAACTTACTTCCACTGGGCTCTGTTACTAATACATCATACTGCCCCTGTTCTGTAATGCCGCTGGTTGTTAAACTAGTAAGTTTTAAGCGAAAAGAACCAGAAGCTTGCGCCACCCATTCAAAGGCAAAGTCACTTAATTTAACTGTTCCAAGCCTATTCCATAATTGCGCAGCCACGTTATATCCAGTCATATTGACCGGAGTGCTAGTGCTATCTTTGTATTGCAAAAGTAAGTCAAAAGTAGCACCTTGATGAATCGTAATGTCGTAGCTTCCTGGTGTTGCCATGGCTCTCCTTTTCTTTTATTGTAATTTGTCAATGCACTAATAGGATTAAAGCGTCTCAATCCAACCAAGCATACCGGTCGCCTTGGCATTTCCCGAGCTGGTAACAGTTAAGAAAAGCTCATCACTAATGTCATTGTTGTCCACGCCAAGAGAAAGAGTGAGCCCGTCTTGAATGTTGATGGCCACTGATCCTGCGCTGTAATACAAACCAGCATTAACGATAGAACCGCCTGAAACAATGGTACCAGCGGAAGTTGTTTCTACATTTCCTCTTCCATTGTCACTCGCGGCCCATACCACACCAGATGTTGTTGAATTGCGGCGAAGGCGCCATTTAATTGTTGTATTATCTTCAGTAACTAAATCTACTTTCACTGGAATGACTACGTTATCAGTGCGACCACTTGCCATGCGAATACCAGCAACAATACGCTCACCACTGGTATTTTGAATGTTTCCAATGGAAGGGCTTACTGTATAAACTTCTCCATATGGTTCATAACC